TTCCCTGATTACCTTTTAGCTCTTTGTCAACACCCGTTCATAGTCTGTCCGCAGGGACATGGCATAGATACCGTTCGCACTTGGGAGGCTCTTTATATGGGATGTATTCCTATTGAAAAGAGGAATCTTAACAACCGTTTCTATACTGATCTTCCAATTTGTTTTGTTACTGATTGGGAAGAAGTAACGGAAGAATTTTTGATTAGAGAACTTATTCGTATTAGATCAACTGAATGGAATATGGAGAAACTAACATTTACATATTGGAAGAATTTAATAGAAAGGAGCTTACAATGAAGATCAATGACAAGTACATGGAATTAATAAAGCCAGAGCATAAGATTTCATACCTTGCTTATTTATATGATGCGAAAAGAATGGATGCTTTTAGTACTCATCAACCCGTACTTATTCATACTCTTAATACTATTGTAGAAGGGGATGTTTTAGAGTTTGGTACTGGTTGGAATAGTACACCACTGATGCATCTAATATGTGGTTTGCAGGGAAGAAATTTATTAAGTATTGATACAGATCCGGATTGGTTTAAGAAGTTTACAAACTTTGAATCTCCTTGGCATCATGTAGAAGTAGTAGCACAAGGTCCAATATATGATGGGTCACATGATATGTTTAAGCGCAGGTATGCTATTGCTTTTATTGATGCTGCTCCTGCTGAAATTCGTCAACCTGTTATTGAAAGAATAAAAGATGTGGCTGATTATGTAATTGTACATGATTCTGAATGCGTTTCTCAAGGACGGGTAAATGTGTATAAATATGACTTTTCAATGTATAAGCATGTATTGCATTTCCGTCCAATGAATCCTGCTACTTCACTTCTTTCCAATTTAGAGGACATGGATACCGAACTTGCAAGAATATTTGAATAATGGAAGAGAAAAAAACCATAGTACTTGTATTGCGCAGTGGAGGAGATTTTTCTATGCAGGATGTTGAGCTAATATCTCGACATATAAATGGAAAATGGCAATCTCCTATTCGTCCTCGTATTCTTTGTTTATGGGATAAGGCTTCTCAGCACTACGATCTTGGTAATTTTGAATTGTTACCATTAAAAACTACTCTTCCCGGAACTTGGAGTAGGATTCAATTATACAGTCCTGAGATGGATCAGTATCGCCCGTTTTTGTACGTTGATCTTGACTCCGCAGTTGTTGATTCTTTAGAACAGGTATTTGCTACTATTACTGATCCATCTCTTTTCATTACTCTTGAAGACTTTTGGCAGAAAGGGGAGCTTGCTACTGGATTGGTTTGGTTTCCAAAACAGTCAGAAAAAGTAGAAAAAATATGGAAAAATTTTAAAGGAGCAGTAGGAAGTAGAATGGACCGATATATCAGACAAGTAATTGGTCATCCTGATATTTATTGGCAGAATCTGACTTCATCTATTTATGACTTTAAGCCGCGTAGAAATAATCTTTTGCAGGATGTTCCTGCTCAGGCATCTTTAATTTGTTTCCATGGTAAGCCCCGTATTTTTGATGCTCCTATAGGGTGGGTCAAGGATTATATTTACAAAGAGTATATAAATGGATTACATCATCAGAATATGGTGACCGTGATCATTCCATATAATAAAGATCGAGGTTGGTTACAAGAGGCGGTAAATAGCGTACCGAAAGAGGTCCAGTTAATCCTGAGTAAAGGCGATGGTAATTGGCCGGAGAATTTCAATAAAGTTTTGAATCAAGCTACTGGTAGATATATTCGTTGGTTACATGAAGATGATATGCTCACTCCGAATTGTATAGAAGATTCCATTAAGGCAATGGAAAAACAAGGAGTGGATTTTATTCATGGTAATGCAATTGAAATAACACCAGAAGGGAAACAAATAAGGGAATATAAACCAAAGATAGAAAATCCTACGTATACTGATCTTTTAATGCATAATGTATTTCATAGTGCTACTATGATGTATAAAAGAGAGGTATTTGAGAAAGTAGGGAAGATGAATGAAACATTAAATACAGCAGAGGAATTTGAATTTAATGTTCGGTGTTTAAATGCTGGATTGAAAGTAGGGTATTGTAATTCTGCTTTAGCATATTATAGAAGGCATCCTCAACAGAAAGTACGTGTAGTTTCGAAGGAAGCAAAAGATAAAGAGAGAGAACATGTAAGAACAATGTATAGATGAAAGAATTTTCACCAATATTAGTAACAGGAGCTGCTCGTAGCGGTTCAGGAATGATCGCTGGTACATTCGTCAAATGTGGAGCATTTGGAGGCGTAATGACTAATAAACGGGGTATGTATGAGAATGATCATATCCGTGATAAAATTGTTAAGCCTTATTTAAGAAAGGTAGGAGTTGATATAGAAGGGCAATATCCTTTGTTGGATTCTAATTCTCTTCTCATTCCGCGATATTGGCAGGCATGTGTTGAAGGAGTCTTTTTAGAACAAAAATTTGCTTTTCAAAAGCCTTGGATGTATAAAGATTCCCGAATAGCATTAATGTGGCCAATTTGGCATTACGCTTTTCCAAATGCTAAATGGGTTTTAGTACGGCGTAGGACTGGTGATATTATTGAGTCCTGTACTAAGACTGCGTATATGAAAGCATTTAAGAATGAAGTAATCAGACAAAAGATTGGTGTTGAAACTGAAGAAGCTGGTTGGCTATGGTGGGTTCATGAATTTGAAAAACGTTTTATTGAAATGATAGAAGCTGGGGTAAATGTAAAAGTTATTTGGCCTGAGCGGATGGTTCATGGAGATTATCAGCAATTGTTTGAAACACTTGATTGGTTAGGTCTTAAATGGACCCCGGAAATTCTTAATTTTATTGATCCATTACTTTGGACGAGTCGTAAAAAAGAAAGGAGGAACTAATGGCAATTCGAGTTACAGAGCAAGAAGTGCTTGATATTATGGATAGTGGGATTGAAATAAGTTCCACTCAGATGACTGCAATGATTACTGCTGCCAGTTCGGTAATAGACAATGTATTTGCAGATGATTCTACTGTTACTGATGCCTTATTAAAGGAATTGGAAAGATGGTTATCTGCTCATTATGTTGCTTCCACTTTGGCTCGTATGGCGGAAAAAGAAAAAGTCGGACAGGCAGAAGTAACTTATATGGGGAAATGGGGGGAGATGCTAAAATCAACTCCATATGGTCAAGTTCTCCTTACATTGGATACTACCGGGAAATTGGCTAAGGTTGGTAAGAGAGCTGTTAGTATATACGCAATACCAAGTTTTGAAGACTGATGGGACTGGCACAAACAATACGACGAAGCCTAAAACAGAAAGCTGTTTATTGGGGCAATCCGCAGAACACGGGTTATGGGGGATTTACTTATGATGATCCGATTGAGATAGATTGTCGTTGGGAAGAAGTAACACAGGTATTTGATGCAAATGATGATAAAGGTACCAAATTCATATCCAGGGCAATAGTGTATGTTAATAGAGATATTGATTATTTGGGTAGGATTTATTTGGGAACTTTATTATCTTTACAAGATTATTTAGAAAGTAGTTCTGGTACATATATTGATCCTAATAGTATAGAAGATGTTGGGGTTGCTCATATAGTCAGAAGATTTGAAAAAGTACCGGAATTCGGATCATCATCCAAATTTATTCGCATAGCATATTTATCACCTTGGTTAAATGAATAGTGATGGCATCTGACGCAGAATTACAAAATGTAATGAGGAACCTGAACAGGGAACTTACCAATATTAAGGTGAGGAGTGCCCGTGGTTTGGTTCTTGCTGCAGCCACTATTAGAAGGGATACTGAAACAACTCCACCATTAACTCCGGTAGATTTAGGAAATTTAAGAGCAAGTTGGTTTGTTACTGTGACAAAGGTGAAGAGTGTGGATCTACCACAGGTTACTAATGAGGCAGGAAAAATGGTAAAAGAAGGATCATTCCGGGGGTATCAAAATGCTCGAATGGCGGAAGATCACAGATCAACAATTGCTGAAGCTCAGGCGTTTGTTAATTCCATCAAACGGAACAAGATAGTTCTTATGATGGGGTATTCTGCTCATTATGCGTTGTATGTACATGAAGGTCCTCATGGGCTTACTAATGTTAATTTTCAGCGCCCGGGAGCAGGTTTAAAATGGTTAGAGGCTGCTATCGGAAGGAATGCAAGAAAGATTGTAAATATTATACGGGATAATGCTCGAATAAAATGAACATACCAAGTGAAGATATTAAAGATATGTTAGTTGCTGAAAGTGATTTAAATCTTACTTTCAACACTAATTTATTTATTGGAAGAATGCCAGCTAAACCAAGAGAGGCAGTGGTTATTATTGATTATCACGGGTATCCTCCTGATTTAGGATTAAATTCAGTAGGATATGAACGACCGAATGTTCAAATCGTGATTCGTGATAATGATTATGATGTTGGTTTAAAGTTGGCACAAGATATCAAGGACTCACTTCATGGGCGTGCTCAACAAACATGGAATGGGACTTTGTATTCCGTGATCACCTGCTTGGGGTCTCCCGCTCCCCTTGGTTGGGATGAAAACGGTTTAGTTCAATTTAGTATTAATTTTAACCTACAGCGAAGAGCTGTGTAAAAAGGAGGTAAAAAATGGCAAGTACTGCAATTGCTGGTGTAGGAACAAAATTTAAGCGGTGGAGTGGCTCTGCATGGGTCGAGATCGCTGAAATCAATTCTATCACTGGCCCAAGCATGTCGAGGGACACTATTGATGTTACCTCACTTGACTCTACCGGAGGGTACAGGGAATTCATCACGGGCTTCCGTAATGCAGGAACTGTTGTACTCGCAATGAACTTTACTCGTGCTACGTACGAGACTATGTTGAATGACTTCGAAAGTAACACGATCCAGAACTATCAGATTGTTCTTCCGGACGTTGAGAACACTGGACTTGACTTTGAAGGTCTTGTTTCTGAACTCCCACTCACCATCCCGGCTGACGATAAAGTTACCGCAGACGTTACCATTCAGGTAACCGGTAAGGTTTATCTTAGCTCAGGTGGAAGCACTGGAGTATAAATAAACCATTCCTAATCAAGGAATATTTTTAACAAATTATTAACAATCAAAAATTTCTAATCATGGGACTCTTAGACAAAAAAATGCTCCTCACGAAAGAGGTGCTTGAAATTGTGAAAGTCGATCTTGGTAAAGGTGACTTTGTTTATGTTCGTCAGATGACGGGACGTGAACGCGACAAGTTTGAACAGACTCTTATTAAAGAGAACAAAAATGCAGAAGGTGGGTTTGAAAAAGCATTGGATGATTTCCGGGCTAAACTTGCCGTATGTACCGTATGTGATGAAAGTGGAAATCTTATTCTTACCACGGCAGATGCTTCCACTTTGAGTCAGTGCATGAGTGCTGCTCGACTTGAGAAGATTGTGAATAAGGCACAGGAACTCAATAAGATTTCGGAAGAGGATAAGGAGAGTTTAGTAAAAAACTCAAGTGGCGACCCAGTCGCCAGTTCGCCTTCCGGCTCTGTAGAGAGTTAGGCTTCGCCCATCCGGATATTCTATTGGGTCAAATCACGTCGCAGCAACTTGCAGAATGGGAAGCATACGACAAGATAGATCCAATAGGATCCTGGAGGGATGATTATCGAATAGCAGTGCTTGATGCGTTGATTGTAAATATTGTAAGTAAATTATATGCCAAGAAAGGCCATACTCCAAAAGAAGTTTTACCAACAGATTTTATTCCAAATTGGACTGGTGAAAAACGAATTGAGAGAAAACAGAGTGTGGCTGATATGAAGCAAGTTTTGATGAGTATTGCTGCTGCAGCGCAGAAAAAAGAGCAACAAGATAAGATTGATGAATTGAGATCGAAGAGACCGCCGATGGCTTTTAAATCAAGGCCACCGATACGGAAACCAGAACAAAAGAAGTAATCCAAATGAATATTGGTACATTAACAGTAACACTGGGAGTTAATGCAGATGCGTTAAATGTTGCTGCGACCAGGATGTCAGAATTTGCAAAGAAAACAAATACTGTCAATCAAAGGATTCGTACAATAGGTTATTTGACTTCGGCTGTTATTACTGCTCCAATGGTTGCTGCTGGCAGAGCATCCTTTAATATGGCAAAGGAGTATGAATACTCTATGCAGAAAATTGTAGGCTTGACAGGGACTTCCCAACAGGTTGTTGATAAATGGGGTGCTTCGATTAAAGCGATGGCTAGGGAGTTTGGGAAGTCCCCTCAAGAAATTGCAGATGCTCTTTATTTTATAGCATCTTCCGGTATAGCTTCTGCTGATGCTCTTGATGTTTTACGGGTATCGGTTAAAGCGGCAGCAGCAGGATTAGGACAAACTGCTGACATTGCTAATTACCTTACTTCTGTATTAAATGCTTATCGTGGGACTGGAGTAACTGCTACATATGCTACTGATGTACTTGTAGCAGCAGTTCGAGAAGGTAAAGCAGAAGCTTCTGGTTTTGCTGCTGCTATGGGAGGTGTTATTCCAATAGCATCTAAATTAGGAGTAGAAATAGATCAGGTAGCAGGTGCTATGGCTGCAATCACTCTTACGGGATCTACAGCAGCTCAAGCAGGAGTTTACCTAAAAAATATATTTAATGCTTTATATAAGGAGGCCGACAAGGGACAAAAAGCAATGACGTCAGCTTCTTTGGCTCTTGATGGTATGAATACTTCTTATGCGGATCTTCGAAAAATTCTTCGAGATCAGGGAGTGGTTGCTTTAGTAGAAAAGATAAGAGTATTAACCAGTCAATATGGGGAGACATTAGTATCTCAGGTATTTCCAGAAATACGAGCTATGACTGGTATGATGTCATTGATGGGAAAGAATTTTACATACAATAGTTCTATAATGAAAGAGGTCACGGAGTCATCCGGATCTTTGGCAGAGGCATTTAATAAAGTTTCCCAAACAATTAAAATACGGTATGATAGAGCAGTCCAATCAGTAAATGTTTCTTTGATTGAACTTGGGCAAGCTATTGCTACCACGCTTATACCTATATTTGAAAGATTTGCTAAGTGGCTTGATAAAGTTGTTGATCGTTTTAATTCATTGACAGAAGAACAGAAACGATTCAGACTAATTATAGCAGCGGTAATTGCTGCAGCGGGCCCACTACTTCTTCTTATAAGTTCATTAGGGTATGGTTTTACTGGACTCGTCTCAATGGGAGGTCGGGCAATTAAAATATTAGCAGCATTGGCAAAGGGGTTAGGTTTTACTGCTATTTCTGCTGCTACTGCTGAAGCTGCTTTAGCAGGAACTGCTGCTGCAGGGACTGCCGCTGCTGCAGGGACTGCCGCTGCAGGGACTGCCGCTGGCGCTGCCGGGATATCAGCCGGAGCCGCTGCTACATCATTTATTGCTTTTGGTGCTGCTATGGGAGTATTTGGACTGGGGGTTTGGATGGTAGTGGAAAATGCTATTAAACCTCTTATTCAAAAGATAAAGGCAATGCGTGACCAATATAAGGAAACCATGGCGCTTGTTGAGGGGACTGACATTCAAATGGACCTTGATGCTTCCATATCTGCAAAACGATGGGATATTGATAAGTTGAGCAAGGATAGTTTAGAAGCACTTAAAATTGATATACAGCAGCGGTTAGCATTGGAAAGAGAAGACTTGGACAATGCTCGACTTGTGAATGAAGAGAAATTAAAAGCAAGCAAAGAATATCAGGATAAGTTAGCAGCTATTCAACAAAAACAAAAGGATTGGGAATGGATTAAACAAGATTTAGCATACTCTCCACTTGATTTAAATAATGCATTTTACGCTTATCAAGAAGCAATGCAAAAGCTTGAGAAAGAGCGGGATGATTATGTCAAGAATGGAATGCAAATGGCAGAATATGACAAAATTGCTTCTGAATCTATTATTAGTTATTATGAAAAAGTAGCAGTAGAAGTAGATGCAGCCTTAAAGAAAATAACAGGACCTATTGAACAGGCTGCTGAGGAGTTGGAGAAATTACAACAGCAGTCTGAGGAGGTAAACTCTGCTTTCTTTGACTTGATGATTGGGGAATCTGCTATTACTAAAATGTCCAAATTATTAGGTGGTTCTTATGATGATCTCACAGAGAAAACACAAT